ATCTTTAGCGGCATTTACCGTCTTGACATATTCAACAACTGCATTGGAAAAGTCTGCATTGTTGACATAATGTGCACTTTGTTTATTTCTTCTTGCCATATTATTTCCTTTCAATACCTTATTATACCACAAACACTCGTGGATATCAAATAGTATTTTTTTGATTGAAATAGAAAAAAAGATAAATTAGGGGGTTGACAAATCTGAAAAATAGTGTATAATTAAAGAGTTGTTGCTGAGAGTGGGGATATACCCTCAGTGCATTTTATCTTTAGAAGGGCGGAAGGCAATTATATTATCATCACCAGAATCAGTCATCATTTCCCAGTTGTCAATTTTATCACGTAAGAAGTCTCTGAGTTCATCATCATCCATCCCTTCAGATTCTTTCTGCAATTTTTCAATGTCAAAAGACGCACGATTAGTAGCCTTCTGAATTTGCGCAAGTGCAGATAAGTAATGGTTCAACAATGCCTCTGACGGTTCATTCTCTACGATAATGTGTCCAACATTTAGAACAGAAATCTTAGACAAATCATCTTGAAAGGATACCCATGGTTTGAAAGAATAGTAACGAACATCATTTTCAAAATCTTCTGCAGCAAAGATCTTTAGTACATTACGAATTACAATGTCACCCTCTTCGACAACTTCGATAATATCTGCAACGATCTCATCATTATTTGAAAGTCTAAATTGTCTCAAATTCATAGTTCAATCACCGAAGTCTTACATTTGAATTGTTCTCTTTGGTATATTTTATTGCGTTCCCAAGAGTGGAGTAAACAAAAGTTCTTCCTTTGTTTCCAACTAATATCATCACTTATATCGTACAAGGTGGTTTCCCTTCCATCATCACTTTTTCTCAACCCTCTACCAATAGATTGCAAGACTCTAACCTGCGATTTGCTTGGTGACGCAAATATAATATTGTGTAGGTTTCTAATATTTATGCCTGTAGAAAAAGTCCCAAGAGAGGCGACTACGATTGCACCATCCACACTTTCTACGATTCCTCGAATCGCTTCTCTATCTGTGGTATCGGTTTCGCCAGAGACGAAGTAAACTTTCCTATTCTCATCTACCTTATCTCTGATAGAATTGAACAGTGGTTTACCGTGTTTGTCTACGTAATTATATAGTACCAATGTATTACCAGTAAGTGAGGTGGCTAGGTTACGAATAAACTTGTTACGTTTATCGTGTGATACAATAAAATCTATTTCATCTTGATAGGTTTGTTTACCAAACTCTTTACGTGTTTTCTCGTCGTACTTGAGTTCGAGTCTCTGTATAGTCAGAGGTGCGAGAGTTTCACTGTCTTGCAGTTTCTTTGTGGTTGTTACTTTGTATATCTTACCAAACAAACCTTGCAAAACTAATTCGTGTGTTTGAGATCCGTCGAGTGTACCAGTAGTTCCAAAACGATATTCTGCCTCTGAACACTTATTCATAATGTTCATCAGAGATTTAGATTTGAATCCATGTACCTCATCCCCAAACACGCAACCGAATTGTTCGAACCAAACCTTCGGAAGTTTATATATTGACTGCCATGTGGATATAACAATACTACTATCTACCGACTTATCTTTACCTGAGTATATCTTATGCATCCCACGTTCAGGCATACCATAGTTTATAAAGTCGTTGTGCATCTGTTCAACAAGAGATGTTGTGGGGACAATGATAAGAACACGTCCACCCTTTGGATATCCAAACCCATTCGACAACATCTTCAACCAGAATTGCGCAAGTGCATAAATCATATACGACTTGCCAGATCCAGTAGGTGATAGTAAGATTGCACGTTTACGAACCAGTGCCTCACCGACACACTGGAACTGATAATCTCTAAGAGGGAAAGGTAGGTCTATTGTGTCTAGAAACTCTTGGAGATGTTTTGGGGTTACACGTGTTCTGTCGTCTGGTTTACCATACTTAGAATCTTCGGATACTAGTTCATATCCACGTTGATCTGCAAAGTCTGAGAGATGATAGAATAGACCAACAGGTAGTGTTCGATCTCTTATAGTGAAGAGTCGAATCTTTCCATCCCACAGTTTGTTTTTGAATGCAGGCATAAACTTATACCCAGGCACGAAGAATGAGAAGAACTCATTTAGTTCCTGTGCAATACCACTGTCGGATTCTATAAGTAGATTGGAATGGTCTAGCTTCCTGACTCGAATTGTTTCCACTTGATTATATTACCTATTGTCTGATGACGCCACTTCAGATTATCTATAATATCTGTTAGCGTCTCAATTACGGTCTTATAATACTGAATCTTTTCTTCAGACTTCTGAATTTCTGGATCTGAATCGTAGTAGTAATCCAGTTCACCTTTCAGTACTTTTAGACCGTTGAACGGATCAGGGTCCCACCCTTTCTCGTTCAGTTCTTCTTCTGACATCTTACCGTTGTAATATAACCACTTGTCTTTCAACAACCCCTTTTGTGCAAACTCTGCACGTTTCAACATAAGTTTTGTTTGAGATAAAAGTTCTAGATACTTCGCATGTAACTGAGGAGTTACACGAGAAGATTCATCTAGTTTCATTTGATTTATCTGGCAGTCTTCCGACCACATTTGGAGTATATTTTTCAAGTCAATCATACGTGTATTATATCACAATAAAAGAATAATGTAAAGGTATTTATTCCTTATGCTGCTTTACCTGATGTGCCACCAGAGATTGAATTTCTAGCTGCAGTTAGATCACCAAAGTCTGTTCCGTTGCCAGGCGTAGCTATTGTTACATATTCAATAATATTGAGTTTGGTAAAATCGGGTGATGGTGTATTACCACCTGCATAAATCATTCTTGTTGCGTTTGCAGCCCCCGCTCCACCTCCTGCGACTTCACTATGTGCAATGTTACCAAAGTCAGTAGCATTTCCTGTAGTTTCAATAGTTATACGATCAATATCGCCACCCGCATTCGAATATCCATTTGCGAAAATTCCATAAACTTGATTTGAACCTGCCGCACGGTCTTTACCAATTACCACCATATCTCCAAAGTCTGTTGAATTGGCAGGGGTTGAGGTAGTTATATATTCCATTGTGTTGATATAATTTCCAACAGAGTTTTGACCTAAATTCCATACACCTCTGGTTTTAGATGCAACTCCTTCACCACCTCTACTAGTTATGGTTTGATCACCAAAGTCTGATGCATCGCTAGTAGTATCCACAGTCCAACGTTGTATTACATTTCCATAACTGCTGTTACTAGTTCCACCACCTGCAGCAAATGCATAAGTGCCGTCACCGAATCCCGCATGTTGTTGTACAACCCCAGTCAAGTTGGCAAAATCGGTTGCATTTCCAGGCGATGCAATAGTTACGTAGTCTATAGTATCTTTGGTGGTGTTATCGTTGGTGCGACCACCAAATCTCATACCCCGCACACTATTTGATGCAGCAGCACCATGTCGGCTTTCTTCCGTTAGATCGCCAAAGTCTGATGCATTACCTAGTGTAGTAATATCTACATAATCTATTTCTTGGTTTGTTGCACCACCTGAACCACCAAAGAATATTGCCCTATCACCATAATTTACAAGATCTGCAATTAGATTATAAGTAATGGTCACTGCCTTACTTACAAAGTTGATACCATCTGACCATTTGAAAGTATAAATGAAGTCACCATTAGAATCTGTTAGATCACCTGATGCCACAGATGCACCAATACTATCTGCAGATTTAGGAGTAAAAGTGAATACGGATGAATCAATGGATATATCAACCATATATTGAGCAGAATCACTAGCAACTGCTTGATTTATAAAATTGACATTATCACTATCAATTGCACGAGCTGTAATAATAAGAGGTGTTGCAGAATCTGCAATCTGGTATGAGGCATTAGGTTCCCCACCAGAATCCCAACGAGGACCCCTATTAACAAAAGAGGCATTATACCAACCACTACCATCAGAAACATAAAGTCTACGGTTTTCTTCAACAAATGCAGTATTCCCTGCTGTTAATTCAGTAACAGGAAGAGAGTCGAGGGTGTCATAATAAGTTGTTCCCCCACCGCCGAGATCGGTAGTTCCGTCACCTTCGATAAGTTCTGCCAGTTTACGATTGATACTTTTTGCCATATTATTACGCCTGTGATTCTGACCAAGTAATTCTTGATGATGCAGTGAATGGTTGGGACGCATTGATTGCTGATGTATCTACAACCTGAATTGCCACAGTCAAGATGTCTGGACCATTCGGGAAGATACCATCACCACCTAGAATTGAGTTACCCATATCAATCAAGTCACCAAGTGAGAAGTTAGATGTATTCGATGCACCGTTTGCACCACCAGATGCACGGAATGAGAACACTTCGTTACCACCTGTAATCTGATCTCCTTGTTCATGTTTGATCAACTGTGACAATGATGGAGACTTCACGTTCTCCCAATTCACTGTACTGATGTCACCGTTCAAGATAAGTTTTACTTCACAATCGTGTGTCAAAATCAAACCAACTTCTGCAAGTTTCAACTGCATTCTGTTGATGATGTCACGTTCACCAAGATTACCAGTCAAGTTGTTGTCAACAGAAGGTGCAAGTCTCAGAGACACCAATGGAATAATATCTGTACCAAGTTGGATATCATCACCACCAGAGGCAGGTTGACCAATATTTACCGTTGCACCACTTGATACAATTGGATATTGGACAGGAGTAGACCATCCAGATTCAATGTAGATATGAACACGGAATGCACCGCTACCGTAGTCTGTGTACGAAACCTCTTGTCCTGTCAAGTTTGTACTCTGATACAGTTTTGTACCAGTAGAGAACTTACTTGCGTCATTAGTTGAGAATGGAAGACGAACATACCAGTCATATGTTCTTCTATCTCTGTTATATCGACGCACTAACGATGAGCTCGAAGATAAGTTCGCAGTCAACGCCTGACCGTTTGTAAATGACAAGTTCTTCGACGGAGCAGTAAATAGATATGCTTTGTCGTCATCAAACGTACCATCCATAATCACCGATGTACCCCAGTGGAATAGTGTTGGTGCGTAAGTTGGTTCTGCATCATTTTCGATTTCATACTTCGCAGGAAGGTTACCTGAACGCATGTATGCTTCGTCCAAACGGTTGTTGTGGATAAACTCGTGTGCGTATCTTACGTGACCTTTACGATCCTTGAACCCGAAACGAATCTTACCCGCACCATACCATGAATAGTCCATATATGCCATCTGGATTTTAGATGTATTTAGTGTAAACCCTTCTTTACCAGTTCCATCACACTTATCTAAGTTCCATTGGTCTTGTGGTACTCTTACATCTACAGTCTTTGTAAGGATGATACCATCTGTTGTGATACCACGATACTGTGGTTGAACATACATTTGAGTTCTGTTTTCAATTTTCACAATCTTATATGTCTGACCACGAATAACAACTTTGTCACCATCAGACAACTGTCCAGTGAAGTTTGTTCTTGTACCTTCAATAAGGCCACTACCTTTTGTTGCACGAACTGTACCTGACAACTGAGTAGTTGATGAACGTCTTACACAGTGTAGAACTGCACCATCATATTCGAAGAAGAATCCGTTCTGATTATCAAACATACCCGCACGTGTAAACGAACCAGAGTATCCATCAACTACGTATTGCACAATACCTGATGGTACAGAGGCGTTTGGTGCAGCGTCGGCAGTATATGTGAATGTGTAATCATCAATGTCTTCTGTGATTTCATGTGAACCATTATAGTTCGCATCAGACGCACCTTCAACTGTGATTTCCATTCCTGCAGACAAGTTGTGAGGATACTTTGTAGTAACTGTTATAAGTGTACCGTTTGCAGAAACTGTTTCCATAATTACAGGTGGGTTGAAGTTGATTGCAAGAGATGTTTGAATACCTTTACCTGACTGATAACGGAAATACTTACGAGTTTGACGTGTGATTTGTGATAGTGGGGCAGTACCCGCACCAATCTCAACACCACCATCAAATGGTCTGTGTACTGAGTAACCATCTGGTTTTGCGTAAATGTTTGTCTTTACGAAGTGTTCTGCACCATCATGAGAGAAACCAGCGGGGTTTACTAGTTCCATGTTTTCATCGTCAGAGATAACTGCAACTTGGTTTTCTTCTAATATGCCTGGATCAGCTGAATCATTCTTGAAGAAGATCGCATCACCCGCCTTGAAGAATCGTTTGAATAGTGTTTGATCGCCAATGACTTTCTTAGATCCATCACCTAATTTTACAAGACCTGCAGCCTTAGTTCTACCTGCAATCGAAGTACTCTTGATCGTATGCGTTGCAAGTGCAGAATCTGCAGTAACTTGTAATGGATTGTTACCAGTAACGGCATCTTGTACATTATCATGAAGTCTGATATAAACGTCATCAACGGCATGAACATAATATGTTTCACCGTCAGTCAATGTCTCAAGTGCACTATCAGAACCATTCGTATATACTACTTTAGTGCCCGATAAGAATGAGTGACCATCTACGATTGGAATTGTTGCAGAGTCGATGTTATCTGCATCAATAATTTCAGCGTTACCTTCGATTTGGAAAGGTGTGTTTAGTTTGATTAGATTCTCACCCACAGATTCTGCAGAGTAAGATCCATCTGCCGCACCCTGAACGTCTTCCAAAGTAAACTTGAGGAAGTTTGCACTATCCAAGTTATCACCACTATCTGTTAGGTCAATCAATGCACCATCATTAGATAGTGAGAATCTGTTGTTATCAATAACGTTTACTGTTAGAACATCATTTTCTGCAAATGTTGGATTGATAAACTTTTCGTCGATATCTTGAATTACACGTTCTACCAAACGAGTAGCATCACTAGTGCTAAAGTTTAGAGATGTGTTACCTGCGAAGAACAATCGCATAGTAATTTCATCTTGTTTTAGAGATTGATCGTACAGATAACTGTATGAATTATATGTATTTCTTTGATACAAATTTGTATCTTTTCCACTACTACCTGTACTATATCCAGACCAACCTTGACTAGTAGTCGTTTTACCAAATGTTACTATGAATTGAGTAAATGCCCAAGATCGTTCTACTGTAGCATACGATAAATCATATCTCCACTGGTGTCCTGATGTGGTTCCAGTCACAGTGCCATCATAGTTACTTGTAGCATAGTTTGGATATGTGCGTGATGTGTAATGATCCATATAGGTGTAGTTATAGAATCTCCACCAATTGTTTGTGGTAAATGTACCGTCTGACGTATTACCATGTGCATCATCACCACCGAAAGTCAAGTCCATGTAATATGGAATTGAGGTGTATTGTTGCCATGGTGTCGCCAATCTGAAGATGCCATACTGAGCTGCAGCAGTACTTGCAAACAAGTTTTGTGGAGTGGTCAGATCAAATCTTCCCAAATAGAAATCATTATAGTTTGTATAACTAGCGCTATGAACAGTTGAACCATTTCTAACAATACGAAGACTGTTAGATGAGTACTGAGTGTTTACGTAGTCAACTGGTCTCGTGCCACTGAGTCCCGCCGAACTCCCTTCCATCAATCTTTGTGAATTACCATTATGATTTGATGTTCTGAAGTTTTGGTGGTTGGTGAAATCCGAATGATTAGCAATATGATCATCAACCGCATCATTGATGATTTTTGCAATAAATGGTGCATTACCTTGAGAATTCAGTTTCCATTTTGGTGTAACTGCACCAGTAGGCACAGAAGGAATAGTTGGAGATCCAGAAGTAGTTAGTTTTAGTTCTTGGTCTTGGATTAGACCGTGTTGTCCAACATAGAATGAGTTAGCATTCTTATTTGTTACATTACCAATAATCTCATACGCATTATCAGAATCACCGACTGCAGTTTGAATTCTTTGACCTTGTAGTCTGAATCTATCTTTAGATACACGTTCAACGGTATAGTCACCGTCTGACAAATTTGTGTTGGCTGCAGTACTACTCATACTAGTTCCATTGTTCAGAGTCGGTGCTGAACCTGATTTAGTCGCAAAGGATACAGTATTACCTTGTTCTAGGCCATGATCTGCAGAGAAGAATGTGTCCGATTCTTCGTCAAAGATGAATGGGAACATGAATATTCTACGAGCACCCCAGTAGTAATTGTAGGTTCCTTGATAATAAGATTTTTGAATTCTATAATATCTACTATATTCGATATAATAACTATTCCAACTATATGGTTGATATCTACCAAAGTCTTCAATAGGGTTCCATCTTGAAGGGTGATTTGCTGGTGTAGTGTTATCATATTCTGGAAAGTCCATATATGTATTGTGGCTACCACCATAATAATTGTATCTATCTTGGTATATGGGTCTGTAATAGTCTATCCACCGATTAGTGTATGCTGGATATGAATAGTTGCGAACCATTGTCATCAGACCGTCTTGACGTTTAGCGCCTAAACCATAGTATGAAGATCCAGTATTTGGATCTGAGTAACGTGTAGCCATATCCAAACCAGAATAGTTACCACCTGTGTAGTAACTCCAAGTATAGTGATATGTGTAAGAGTTTCTATACGGTGCATATGAACGACGAATCTCATATAACATATGTAACGAGTGTTGTGCAACACTATCATCACCTGCAGATGAGAAATTGATCGCTGATCCGTTCTGTGAGGCTGTCAACTCAATTGTATTCGCATCCACTCTTCTTACGTAATAAATTTCAAAACGTGACAAACCACCAATACCACTCGCTCCTGCTGGTGGTACATAAATCACACAGTAGTTATTATTCATCTGGTGATTAGTCCAAGTGATTTGGTTATTTGATGTATCAATTGCATCGTTTCCAAAGTAGAAACTATGTCTACCACGGATAGCATTTGTTTTCGTTTTAGACAAATCTAGTGATACCTGTCTCTCAAATGTATCACGTTTGTCAATTGCAGGATCACCATCTGGTGCAGTTTTATTATCTTCAACTTTTAGAGATTTAGATGCAATAGTATTTACAAGATAGAATTGCGAATTGTCAACAAATCCGTGTACGTCTGGAGTAGTAACAGTAAGTGTTGATGGGTCTGATTCATCTGTTGTCAAACCGTCTGAATCATCGTATGGAATCTGAGAACCTGCATAGAATGAACCAGGCGTAATTGCCGTATAGATAGAACCAATTTCACCAGTTGTAGGTAGTGGTGAGTTTGCACGATAGTAAAAGTTATTTGAGTCTGCAGAGATGATTAGGAATTTACCTTCTGCAGTTCTAAAGTCTAGACCAGAGACATCAACTGGTGTACCAACAACCAAGTTATGTGCATCCGTACATGCAACCTTGACAAGATCTGACCCCGCAATAGATGTAATAGTATCAACAATATCTAATGCAGTGTCACCATCCGCAACGAAGAATGATGGAACGTTATTAGATAGTTCTAACGTCTCCCACTTCGTAGGCTGGAGACCATATTCAAAGTCGGTATCGATTAGGTTTTCTGGGGTAGAAACACGAATCTTATGAACGGGATCAAGTAATGAGTCCGACACTTCCATTTCGGTTTCAGGGTGATCCACAATAATCTGAATAGATGATGTTGAGTCAATACCTAATGCACTTAGGTCTGTCTCTAAGAAGAAAGTTGTTGTCTCACTTAGAGTATCAAACTCTGCACCTTTATGACCTTTGTTTGCATCCGCAAAGTTATAAAGGATCGTACCACCAGTTTCAGGTGTGACATCTGTAATCAGTTGGAATTGTTCTGCACGATAAAAACCTTTGACGGTAATTTTATCACTATCTGAATTGATGCTATAGTTCGTTGCTAAAAGTTTCTTTGCCATGCTTTTATCCTAATGCCACTGCGAAAGCAATTGCTTGTGCTTGAGAGACACCGCTGCCTCCGCCTCCGCCACCGCCGCCTTCAAAATTCGGTAAGTTGATTGTAGTTCCCGTAGCGCTCAAGTTGATCAGAGATGTAGAACCGTCAACATCCAAGTCACCAGTTACGTTTACATCATTGGATGCATTTATAGTTGATGCATGAACATCACCAGACAAATGAACATTTTTGAACTTTGCAGTTGAATGTCCTAAACTGTTATCGGTATGGCCTGGGATGATACCGTCTTCTACTCTGAATGCTGCCTTCGCCATGAAAACCTCTTAATTTTTCTTATATTTATATGTTTACGAAGTGACCGCCGTATCAATTCTTTTGAAAGAAAACTTTAACCCATCAACTCCTTGAGGATCTGCCTTGAGTGAAACGGTATCACTGTCGTTTATATCTGCATCGTAGATTACGATTGTACTTGAACCGTGCAAAAGTGTTCCATAAGAAACAAGAGTTGCACTGTCTCCGTTGTGTGTAATAAAGATCTGTTGCGCTTGATGATCACTATCACCTGTTGTATTACATATCATATGATAATGTGCGGCACGAACTTCAGTACCATCAAATGTATCGATAGTACCTTCGTTTGAGTCTGTCAACTCTGCAGTGCCACTGACAACTTCAATTGTTTCTACAAAGGGTGCCGCACTGTCTGCATTCTCTGCTCTCAATTGTATAGTTGTTCCATCCTCACTGGATACAAAAGTTTTTGATATAAGTCTTGCTTTTGTTGCCATTACGTTATCCACCTTTGTACTGGTCCACCACCTTGTGCATTTTCGAGTTGTATTCTGAGTGTACTGATTAGATTATTTGCAGAATCTAACGATGCATTTGTTGATACAGATAAACCTGTATTTTGTCCATCGAACACAAAGTTAGAATCATAACCAAAACTAAATCCTGCTTCAGTTGTTATAAGTCCATCACCACTATCAATAGTATCCTCGATAGACAATACATGGGAAGAATCTCTTCTACCCGAACTATCATATGCAAACCCATAGGGACTTGCAATTAGATGATATGATGAATCAGTATAACCAGAACGAGTGGGCATTAGATTTGTCCATCTTCAGGGAATAGATAAACAGCACTTCTTGCATTTGGTCTACTGTATGACCAACCTTCGTCATATGCGTCAGATGTTTCACTATTAGCACTACATTTATGCAATCTAAATGCTCTGTATGATCTTCCTGTATCGTCAGTAATTCTTTCTCCAGTATAGAATCCATTATCATTTGATCGCCACATACCACGCAACATAGAAAATTCTTTATAATCTTTATGATAAGCTCTATTTGGTACATTTACAATACCATGTCTACCATATTTCATAAGAGGTTGCATAATATAACCTGAGTTACCATTAGCTAATGGATATCTATCTGGCATATCAAACCATGGTGACGGAAATATTGATTGATAATCTCTTTCATAAACTTGTGTTCCAAAATATCCCATATGGTCTGCGGTGGTATAAGATGAAGAGTTATTACTTGCCGAATAATCATTACCGTGATTTTGAATTGAACCTATAACCTGACCACCTCTATGACCCGATGTTCCAGTCATATTTGGCCCATTATTTGCGTCTAGGTTTGTATCTGAAAATCCCATATACATTGTAGGGCAATAATATTGGTTTACAGATCTAAAGTGATCATCCAGATTTGGTTGATATTCATTATCAACCATAACCATAGATTCATAATAGGTGTTATCAACATTTCCGTATTTAAATTGAATTGCAAATACTGCATCATTTACAATACCTGTAATTGAATAAACATTAGAAGGCCTATCATAACCGTGTACTGATGAGTATGTCGAGCTTGAATTATTAATAACATTATATTGGTTTTGGCCTGGATATGCATTTGTAATACCAGTCGCAGATGATGTAGCATGAGATCCCATAGTTGTACCTATACCCCATTCATTCTGCCAACGCATTCCTAAAACTCTGTAAGCATTGAAAGAACTGTTTATAACTTTACCGTGGTGGTATTTTCTTACCTGAAACCAGTTATCGTTACTACTATAAGATTTGCTATCTGCTGCATATAGACTATAAATTCCAGATGTAGGGGCAGAACCAGTTATAACACTTGCGTCTCTATTGAAAACCAAAGTTTGAAGACTACTAGTGCTAGTAATATTTCCAGTTATAATCTCCTGAATGTCCTTTAATACATATTGTCTATAATTGTCATAGGCGGCGTTGCTTGACCCACCATAACTAGTGTGATTTGAAATTAGTTTAAAAAACATTACTCTGTTATCTCCGTACAGTCTGATGATAGTTGCACTTCACCTGCGGAGTCTTCCCACATTGCAACACCTTTATATGTTCCACTTTGCAATAAACCATAATCTTCTGGATGGTTTAGAATACTATTCGTATATCGTCCTGCGATTTTTTCATCGGTAGCATCATCAATTTTGAAATAAACAAAATTACGACTACTATCAAATCCAAAGACATCAGCAAGCCATGTTTTTTCTTCTGGTTGAATTGCCATTTTATTTCCTATCTGTATCTAATAATTAGTGCTAAGTCTGATCCCGCCGTAGAAGATCCTACCTGAGTCACGTCTACCGTCAAATAATCTCCTGCAGATAAATCGTCTGCAATACCACCAAGGTTTGCACTTGTACTTCCTGCGTTGATCACCAATGTTCTTAGTGAAGAACCATTTTTATTTACACGAATGTTTACTGCAGACCCTGCAGGTGCAGTTGATACGTGTGCTTTCATTCCAATAATTTTCACTGCACGTGGGGCATACCATCTTGCAGTACCTGTTGTTACTGTAAGTGTTCCATCTTGCATCAAAGTAGTGTGGTTTTCTGCAAGTGCACGTGTTGCAATGTAGTCTGAGTCAATCAGTCTTGTGGTTTCTGCAGAGTCAACACCACCAGTTCCACCAGTAAAGATATCACTGTCGTTGATAATTGTTTTTGCACGAAGGATACCCAAATGTCTATCTGAGTCAATTGAGTTGTCTTTGATTTCCTCAACAATACGAGATACGAATGTTGGAGTCTTTTCCATATAGTCTCTCAAGTCTTGAGGAACGAACTTACCTTTAGTTGGATCAAATGTAAGACACATCTGGCCAGGGATAGTTGGAACTGCACGTACTGGTGCCTGTGTGAAGTGTCCCTCTTGACTGTGTTGGAAATAAAGAATTGGTTCATTATCATCAGTGTACTCAACTGCAAGATCTTTGATAGTGATCTCCCCACCCATTACTTGGTGGTTACCACACTGATAATATAATGTATCTGGTGCATCATCAGGCACCACAAACGTGACAGTGGCATCCGTACCAGAACTACCTTGGGCCCGTGAGTTTGTTACACCTGTTGTATATTCTCCACCATAAGTTCCTGCAGAGAACTCACCTTGACTATCTGTGGTCAAGTAGAACGGATGTCCACTTGTTGTTGAGTCTAGAATAAAGTTGTAGGTATTACCTCTACGAAGAGGTCCAATGTCTACGTTGTTACCCATGGCAGTACCACTATGTACGTATGCACCTGTTACTGCACCCACATTATAGTTTGTTGTAGATGTGTTTAGTGTTGGAATATCAAATGATTCTGGAATAGTCCAAGTAAGACGTTGGGTTTTCTGTGCACCAAGTCCGTCTGTAACACCTGCAAATTCAACTGTATTTGAACTATCGTATGTGACCCAATCAACTAGGTTTGCAGTGCCTGGTTCTTCAATCCATTTCAAAAATATTTTATGTACTTGACTTGATGTTCCATTTGTGTTATATGCAGCATAGTTATCCAATCTATAATCACCTTTCTTATAGATTGGAACTTCGCCTTCGTTTGACAGTGTAATTTTTGTACGTTCATATGGTAGAGTTGTGGGGTTCCAAGACCACAACCAAGGCGCTTCGTGACCTGCCCCTCTCACGTCTACGGCAAAGTTTAGGTCTTCTGGTTCAACAGAAGTTTGAATAAGATTATCAAACGCATCAGTTTTGATATCACCTGAAGAGTCTGTAATGATCGCCGCTAATTGTCTATTTCTTGAACCCATCTATACTACCTATGATACTGGAACCGTAAAGGAATCTGTGATAGATCCTGTCGTTGCATTTATTGTTTTCAATTCAAAATAACTAAATCTGAATGTCGCAGGGAATGTGATAAACTCTGTACCAGATGCAGTTGATTGGAAAACAATATCTCCCAATGATGTTGGCATTGCATCTATATATCTCACTTGAATAGTCGTGTTGTTATGACTTGATAATATAGACAGAGTGATATCTGCATACGTTGGAATCTTGTCTCCTCTGTTCATAGAGTTGTGAGTTCCAAGATTTGTATGTTGATTTCTCAACACCCAATTGTACATTTCTGTATAACTCTCCATGTTCTCATCCAAAAGAATCTGTGTTGACAGTTCATTGATTGTCAATGATTCGCCAGGCAATGGTATAGATTGCATACGACGAATTGGGACCTCTGCTGATGGAATCAACAGGCCTGGATGAGTCACCTCTTGACAAAAGAATTCCAAGTTAGGAAAGTTCTTTCTATCAATAACTAGTTTGAAACTAGTGGGTTGGAGGTAATTAAAATTATTAGTTAGATCTGACATACCTCTATTTATACAAAAATGAAACTAAAAAAAAGGTGGGGAGAACCCCACCTTCTTCTTTTTTTATTCTAAAAGTTCTTATGAACCTAGAATGTTGTCTACACGCATAATGCGGTAGTATTGGTTTGACTTCGCTGCTGCAAGACCATCTGATGGTGTTGAACCTACGTATGGGTTTGATACCATACCGTAACGTGTCTTGAAACCAATTTTTGGTTGGAATGTATCTTCACCAACTGCACGAACCATTGTTAGTGGTACGTATGGGCAATAGAACACACCTGCGTCATATGGGTTAGTACCCTTATAACCTACGTTGATGTAATCTGCTACCGCATATGGATCGATGTACACACGCATACGGCCGTTTAGGACACCTGCGAATGTGTTTCCTGTGTCGTCAACTTGTAGTGATGTTGACATTGCAGGTGCGTAATCCATCATACCTGATGCTGCAAGTGCTGATGCAACGTCTGATGAACAGACCATGAAGTTACCTTTACCACGACGAGTGTCTTTTGCGATTTGGTTTGCTTCACGTTCAATCTGCATGATCAAACCTTTGAACTTCTCAACTGACCAACGTCCGTCTGCATCGTTCTGTACGTCGAAGATACCATTGACAGATGTGTTAGATGTTGTTGCACCTGTTTTCGCTTGTGAGTTGATTGTACGGATGACTTCACGGTTGATTTCAGCCATGATTTCTGTTGACAAGATGTTTGCCAACTCTGTCTCTGCGTCAAGACCATGAATCGCTTTCAAGTCTTGTGCAAGTTCTAGTGAGTACTCTGCTTTCAACGCACGTGACTTCGCAGTCACAGTTGCCTTTTCGATGGTGAAACCCATCTGTGCAAAGTCTTCAGAACCTGTTGAACCCAGAGCTTCCGCTTCTGCTGTTGTGTACGCATCACCTGCATATGGACCATTACGGTCAGAGTCAATGGTATGTGGTGAGTTTGCGTTGGTCAAACCAGATAGACCTGATGGACCTGTTGCGCCGTTACCTGTTGCCGCAGAATCGCCAGAGAAACCGACAGCTGCTTCGTTGAACAGTGCTTCGTCACCTGCTGAAACACCTGCTTTTGTTGTTTCGTATGTTGACTTCATTGCGAAGATCAGACCTGTTGGACCTGACATCGGTTGAACGCCACATAGATCGTATGCCATCAAGTTTGGCATTGCACGACGAACAAGAGCAATCAGAACTGGGTTCCAGTTTGCTGCATTGCTTGTGTTGTTTGTTGGTGCTGCTTCCATAAGAGCAGCTTGTTCTGCCATTTCACGCTCTTGGTTTTCCAAGATCGCCGCAGTAACTGCTTTACGATGGGTATCAGTGATTTTGCCTGCTGATTCTTCGTTCAGTACAGGTGCCCACTTCTCCATCAATTGATCGTAAGATGCTGTAGTCATTTATAGGACTCCCAATTAAGATTTATTAGTACGTTGGATTGCTGAAAGGTACTGAGCCATTGTGTCTGAAGTTGATTCAGTTACAGTTTCTACTGCGCCTTCTTCTAGTACTTCTTCTTCAATATCTGTGACTTCAGTTGCTTTCTTTGTGAAGTATGATTCTTTGATTGTTGCAACTTTTTCTGCGAAAGTTTCTGCGTCATCAAAGTCTACATCTTCTGCGAGTTTTTTAAGTTTCTCAACTTGTGTCTCTGCAAGATTTGCAGACGCTTCAGCAATGATTGCATCACGCTTCAGTGTTTCCAGTTCTTCTTGCATTTCCATTGTTTTTGCAATTGCTTGGTTGTGAGCTTCTTCGAGTTCTTCAACCTCTGCAGCAAGTTCGTCAACTAGGTCAACTTTTGACTCTGGTACTTCGATGTAAGATTCTGTAAACAGATCTTTCAGAGATGTCATAAACTTCTCTGCAATCTCAGTGCGTAGACCAGTTTGGATCGCAACTTGGTTGTCTTCCATCCACTGTTCAACTACGTAGTTTAGATAGTTATCGACCTTTTCTACGAGATCAGTTTTGGTCTGAGCAACTTCCTCAGCCAATTCTTCTTCGTATTTTGCTTCAAGACGATCAATCTCTTCTGACAATTTTGATTTAATTGCCGCTTCAAAGATTGTCTCTGCTTTGTCTTTGAATGCGTCAGATAGAGTTGCCTCTTCTGCTACTAGTGCATTCAAATCATCAGAGAAGTCAACAGAAACGTTTAATTCTTCTGTTTTGTCTTCTGCAATCGCTTCGCCTTCAGATTCGTCGAACCCTTCAGCTTTGTACATTGCCTGAAGTTGGGCCTTATTCATGCCACCCATCTTCTTGACCATGCCCGCCATCAATGCTGCCTTAGTACGAGGCATTGGATCTTGCTTGGTTTGGTCACCCTTACGTGTAGGTGCTTTACCTGTTGCATCTCCTGCCTTGTCTACTGAAGCATTAGACTGCGCTTCTGCGTTTTTCGGATCATGAGCTTCTTCCATAACTTCGTCTGTTACTTCGTCATGGAGTTCTTGATCCTGAACTTGTTCAGTCATATTTGACTCCTTCGTCATTTAGATTTGAGTAACGAGAGGAAATTCTTAAACTCACGAACCTGTGTCTCATAAAGATCGGAACGTGGAGCTTTCTTAATTTCAGTCTCCATTTGTTCAATTGCTTGTGCTTCGATAATACCGTTGTTCCATACCCATTCTACACCTTCCATAACTCCATTGACAAATGCGCTTGGTGCGGATGGATCTTGTACAATGTCTACTGCATTCAACATAAAGTCGTCTTGCACTACCATTGCGTTATTACCTTTGCTCAAACTTCCCATACCACGAGTCGATACGCCTAGATTGACACCACCGTCGAGCAAACCTTGTACGATTTTACCCATTGGAGTTTCCAATATAGTCGCTTTACCCACAACATCGTTACCCTTCCAATCAAGGGATTCAATTTTGTGGGAAACCTTATCTAGATTGACCGTAGGACCTTCAGGGTGATTCAATTCACCCACGGCTCTACCCTTAGATACTTGTTCACCAACATACTTGTTTAGTGCCTTCTCCATTACTGGTTTAGGATAGATACGGCCGTTTCTATTCTTTTGTTCAGCTTGCATAAAGATACCTTCAATGATATACTTCTTCTTGCCCTTCTCATCCGCTTCGGTGAGAACTTCAAGATTCTGTTCTGTATATTCAGCAATCAGTTTCATTTCTTTAGTACCTTTACCATTGCAGTCGCCGCTTTCACCGCTTCTGCTTTGCTCTTGTATTCATCTAGTCTATCGCCGTCAATATAAACAACAAACATTCCTTTGTGTTTATGAATCATAACTGGAACACGGTTGATCTTCTTATCCCACACATGTTCGCCTGGCGGCATCTTCTTCTTTGATTCTCTTATTTGACTAAATGTTTTCATATTATTTATACAAATACTATTCTTCAGACTCTTCGTCTGGTGTTTCTGTTACATCTTCATCCGTAACCTCATCATCTTCGTCTTCGATGGGATCATCTTCCAGATCAAGTTCTAATTGTTCTTCTTCAGGTGCATCATTATACATTTGATCTGCAATGCGGATCTTCTCTTGGTCCAAAATGTCTTGAACCTTCAGTCCCATAATATCACCGAATACTTTATTTGCCTTATTAAAATCTTGATCCAATGCGTTTTGAATCAAGTCTTTCACTGCGTCTGTCACTGTTCATCTCCTTGAACTGGTTTTAATTCAAATTTTTGTCCTGCAGGGTTACCTTGAGGTGGTTGTTCCTCTTCTGGTTCATCCTCTTCTTCGCCTGACATTTGTTTTTGCATCTGTTCAATGTTATCATCATCTAACATAAGAACGTTTTTCATCACCCACTCTTTAGAGAAGTAC